TAAATACAAATTATACGAAATAGCGTTACTATAAATAATTAATTAATATAATGTAAAGGAGTGATTATGACTTTAGATGAACTTAAAGCCCAAGTCTCACAAGACTTAAAAATAAATGATGAAAGACTTGATACTGAATCTTTAAAAAACCAAGAACTATACACAAAATATCTAGATACAAAATCTAATTTTGAATTGTTAATGTACAAAGCAAAGAGTGATTATAAAATATTATTCAGAGAGAAGTGGGAATATTATGGTGGAAAAGCAGACGCAAAGATTTATGAAACAAAACCCTTTGACCTAAAGGTACTTAAATCAGACTTATCAGTTTATATCGAATCAGATGAAGAAATTATCGCAATAGAAAATAAAATTGTATATCTAGAAACTGTTGTTAAGTATCTAGATGGTGTTCTTAAATCTATACAAGCAAGAGGTTGGGATATTAAAAATGCGATACAATGGAAATCATTTGAAGCAGGAATGATGTAATGATAGAAAGCTTTGATGATTTTCTAGAAGAACATGTTGCTCAATTAATTGATTTACATATGAGAGAGATATCATGGAAGTATGATTATGCTTCTCTTGAAGATGGTAAAAATAAACATTGGCATGTTTTTGCTGGGCATGACATGAAAGAATGTAATAAGAATGGATTTGATTTTGTAGAACCTATATGGAATAGTATAGAAAGAAAATTTGATAATGAGATAAAATTAGAGAGAGTATATTTTAATGCTCACACACATGGAATAGAACCACATGTTCATTTAGATGATGGTGATGTTACTATGATATATTATCCTAGAATGGATTGGACAGCAGAAGATGGTGGTGGAACTATGGTACAAGAAAAAGATAGACATCCCACATATCTTCAATATATTGGAAATAGATTAATTGCCTTTACTGCTAGTTTACCACATCAAGGTCAATCAGTAAGTAGAGAGTGTTATAAATTAAGAACTGTAATAGTATTTAAAACAACTTATAAAGATAAAAGTAAATCAGCTTGGTATAATAAAGGTAAAGATATTCCAATGAATAATTTTAAAATTGTGAGTATTGATTAATAATACTATGAGAAATTATATTAGTTTTGTTGGTCACTATAAAAAAATGGTGAATGACTCTCTTTGTGATGATATCATGAATACAGACTTTCTATATTCTAAATCAACTTATGCAAATCATTACGGAAAATCACAAGATGATGATAGAGTTAAAATGGATGAAATATGGATTCGTAAAAATGAAAAGTTTTATGATAAACTGAAAGATATTATATTAGAAGTTACTGATTTATATTCAAAACAAATGGAAAAGAGAAATAAAAGAAATTTTGTAGCACAAATGTTTACAGATTTTAGAGTTAACAAATATGAAAAAGGTGGATACATGAGTTTACATTGTGATAATATACATCATAGTCATGGTCAACAATATGGATTTCCACAAGCCTCAGTTTTATTATTTTTAAATGATGATTTCAAAGGTGGTCAATTTATCGTATCAGAATTACAATTAAATATTAGTAAAGGTGATGTATTAATCTTCCCATCAAATTTTATGTTCCCACATGAAGTTAAGAAAGTTACAAAAGGAACACGCTGGAGTATAATATCATGGCTTATGTAAACACTCATACGATATTTCCTACTATGTTAATAGAGTTTATGTTCGATATGGATAAGAATGAGCGTGATACTGTTATTAAAGAACTTGACTCTATAAAAAAGAAACCTGGTGAAATAAATATACAAACTAAAGGTGAATTAGATAAACGAATACCAAAATTTGCAAGTATGATTGGTGGTATAAGTGAAAAAATGTGTGAAAATTTGAATTACAAATATGAATCTATGGAAATGACAGGTATGTGGGCAAACAAATTAGTTAAAGGTGAAGTACATCCACCACATAATCATTCAAATAATATATTATCTGGTGTTTATTATTTGGAAGGTGGTTCACCAATACAATTTTTTGACCCAAGACCACAAGCAAGTGTTTTTCAACTAAATGTTACAAAGTCAACATCTTTTAATTGTAGTATGTTGTCATTTGATTCTGAAAAAGGTGGTGGATTAATGTTCCCATCTTGGTTGCAACATTGGGTGCCACCAACAAATAAAACAAGAATTAGTATATCATGGAATATAATATTAAGAGGTGACTATGGACAACCAGACACATTACAAAATTCACATATCTAAATTCAATGAAGTTTATTTACATATAGAATGTGATAACAAAGGCATTCTTTATGAGTTAGTAAATTATTTTACATTTGAAGTACCTGGTCATAGGTTTATGCCAATGTTTCGAAATCGCCTATGGGATGGTAAGATAAGATTATTTTCAGATAAAACGGGAAAATTATATGTAGGTCTATTAGATTATGTTAAAGAATTTTGCGATAGAAATGAAATAGATTATGAGATAGATGATAATGTAAATGATACTAAAGATATAGACATACATATTGTAGAAGAATTTATTAAATCACTTAAACCAAAATCACAAGGTAAGGATTTAACACTTAGAGATTATCAGACCGAAGCAATACACTACGCGTTATCTAAAAATCGTGGTATGTTGGTATCACCGACTGCTAGTGGAAAATCATTAATCATCTATTCATTAATTCGATATTATAATTTATTACTTAAAGATAAGAAGATATTAATTTTAGTACCAACAACATCATTAGTAGAACAAATGTATTCAGATTTTATTGACTATGGTTGGGATGATAAATACTTACATAGAATATATCAAGGTCATGATAAAATTACAGATAAACCTGTGGTAATCTCTACATGGCAATCTATATATAAGTTAGATAAAAAATATTTCGAAGAATTTGGATGTGTAATAGGTGATGAAGCTCATCTATTTAAATCTAAGTCATTGACTACTATTATGACCAAATTGATAAGTTGTAAATATCGTTTTGGAATGACAGGTACTTTAGATGGTACACAGACTCATAGATTAGTTTTAGAGGGATTATTTGGAAAAGTTAAGAAGGTAACAACTACCAAAGAATTAATTGATAAAGATACACTTGCTAATTTAAAGATTAAGTGTATTTTATTGAAACATAAAGAAGAAGATTGTAAAATAGTTAAAGACTTAAAATATAGTGAAGAACTGCAGTATATTGTTTCACATGAGACACGGAATGACTTCATTTCAAGACTTTGCGAGAAGTTAAGTGGTAATACACTATGTTTGTATCAATTAGTGGAAAAACACGGTGTAATACTGTATGACTTAATGAAAGACTTTAATAGAAAAGTTTTCTTTATACATGGTGGAACAGATACAGAAACAAGAGAAGATATAAGAGCAATAACGGAGAAAGAAACAAATGCAATTATTGTCGCGTCGTATGGTACATTTAGCACTGGTATTAATATTAGGAACTTGCATAATATCGTGTTCTCATCTCCAAGTAAGAGCAGGATACGAGTGCTCCAAAGTATCGGCCGTGGGTTGCGGAAGTCAAATCAAGGCGATATACACACAACCCTTCTAGATATTGCTGATGATTTTAGTTATAAAGAAAGAAAGAATTTTACCCTTTCGCATTTTTTAGAAAGACTAAATATCTATAATGAGGAACAGTTTGATTATGTCATAGATAGGATAAAGATATGAACAATAATACAACTAAAATTATAAAATTATCTAATGGCGAAGATATTGTCTGTACTTGTATAGACAGTAAAAACACAGAAGATTCACAAGTTTTACATATATCTCAACCATTAAGAATGGAAATTCGTAATAAAGTCACTACAAAAGGGGCTGTTGAGGCACTTACCTTATCTCGTTGGTTAAAACCTTTTTCTCAGGCAGATGATTTTCATTTAGCTAAATCTAATATTGTTACGATTACTGATGCTTCTTATGCATTAAATAATTATTATAATTTTATGTTAAATGTTCATAATGAATCAATAGATGAAGATGATAAAATGTCAGATGATGATATAATGAAACTTCAGGCAAGATTTGATGATAGTATATCAGATGAAGAAGCAGCTGTTGCAAATGATGAAGTAAGAGAATTATTTGAAAAATATGTTAAAAATTTAAATGATGATATTAAACCAAAAACTACAACTACTAAACCTATTGTAGGTAAAGTTACAAATGTAGAAGTTAAAGAGTCAGGAAAAACTTTTAGAGAAAAGAAAGCAAAGATGTTATCAGAAGAAGAATTAGATATGATGTATACATCTAAAACTATTCATTAATTGCTACTCTATAGTATATTATATTACCCGAAGAACACAGAGCTATTATAATGCCTTTTACAAGTTTTGTCAAGGGATAATTGCAAAAAAATAGCAAAAAATTTTTATAAAAATAAATTGAATAAACCTTGACATATTTTGTCTAACCTAGTACCATTATAAGATGACAAAAAAGAAAAAAACAGTACACTATGTTGATAATGCAAAATTCTTACAAGCCATGAAAGATTGGAGAGAATCATGTAAGGATGCTGAAGAAGCAGGGGAAGATAAACCTCATGTTACAAATTACATAGGTGAATGTTTTTTAAAGATTGCAAATGGTCTATCTTACAGACCCAACTTCATTAACTATACATATCGTTCAGAGATGGTATCAGATGGTATCGAAAATTGTTTACAATATATTCATAATTTTGACCCAGAAAAATCAAAGAATCCTTTCGCATATTTTACACAGATTATATACTACGCGTTTTTAAGAAGAATCCAAAAAGAAAAGAAACAAACACATATCAAAAATAAGATGATAGAAAAACAACATTATGAACCTTATACTACACTTGATGGTGATGATACAGCTTATGATATAAGAGGTTTTGACCCAGATATAATGTTACCAGATGAAGATGTTTATAAAACTAAGAAAAAGGAAAAGGAAGCACCAAAAGAAAAAGGTTTAGAAACCTTTATGGACAAAGACAAGAAAAAATGAAAATAGCACTGATAACGGACACGCATTTCGGAGCTAGAAATGATAATGTAAATTTTAATGAATACTTTTATAAATTTTATGAAGGTATCTTTTTTCCATATTTACAACAACACAATATTAAAACATGTATTCATTTAGGTGATTGTTTTGATAGAAGAAAGTATGTATCATATCGTACTGCCAAAGATTTTAGAGAGAGATTTATATTACCATTTCAACATCTAGGAATTGAATTACACATGTTAGTTGGTAATCATGATATTTATTATAAGAATACAAGTCAAGTCAATTCACTTACAGAGTTATTAGGTAGCAGACATAAAAATATTCATATCTATGAAGAAGCAACAGATGTAGAATTTGATGGTTTACCAATATTATTTGTACCATGGATTAATCAAACAAATGAACTTTATACAGAAGGTATGATATATGAAACTAAAGCTGATGTATGTATAGGTCATCTAGAGGTAAATGGTTTTCAAATGAATAAGAATGTCATAATTTCTAGCGGCGGACAAGATAAGGAATTTTTTAGAAAGTTTGATACAGTTATGAGTGGACATTTTCATCATAAGTCTGATGATGGTCAAATTTATTATTTGGGTACACCATATGAGATTTATTGGAATGATTGGGATGACCAAAAAGGATTTCATATCTATGATACAGAAACTAAAACATTAGAAAGAATATTAAATCCATATACTATACATGAGAAAATATATTATGATGATACTAAAGAAAATTATCAAGAACATGATATATCAAAGTATAGAGATAAGTATGTTAAATTAATTGTAGTAAACAAAAAAGATTTATATCAGTTTGACCAATTCTTAGATAAGTTATATACCGCAGACGCGTTTGATATAAAAATTATCGAAGATTTTTCAGACCTTGATGCAAATACAGTATCAGATGATATTGCAAAAAACACAGAAGATACGGTAACACTATTGAACAGATATATTGATGATTTAAATATTAACTTAGACAAAGAAAGATTGAAAACCCAAATGAAGTCTCTATACACAGAGGCACAAGATTTAGATTTATAAATGATAAAATTTGAAAAGATTCGTTGGAAGAATTTACTTTCAACTGGTAACCAATTTACTGAAATAGAATTTAATCGTAATGATACCACACTTATCATAGGTGAAAATGGTTCTGGTAAATCAACCGTTCTTGATGCACTATGTTTTGGTCTATTTGGAAAACCATTTCGTATTATCAGTAAATCTCAATTAGTCAATACAGTTAATGCTATGGAAACTGTTGTTGAAGTTGAATTTAGTATTGCAAGTAGAAAATATAAAATTATTCGTGGTATCAAACCAAATGTATTTCAGATATGGCAGAATGATATTATGTTAAATCAAGAAGCCAATAATCGTGACTATCAAAAAATTCTAGAACAACAAATATTAAAACTTAATTATCGTTCATTCACACAAGTAGTTATTTTAGGTAGTTCAACCTTTGTACCATTCATGCAATTAAAAGCTAGATTTAGAAGGGAAGTTGTTGAAGACTTATTAGATATTAAGATATTCTCAATGATGAATATGTTATTAAAACAAAGACTAAAAGATTTAGTATTAGAATTACAAGAGATAGAATATGACTATAAATTATCTGGTGAAAAGATAAGTATGCAAGAAGATTATATCTTAGATATTAAAAAGAATAAAGATGTAATTGTAAAAGAAAAACAAACCACTTATGATAATAATACAGTAGAATTAGATAAGAAAAGAAATGAAAAGATACAATTAGATAAAATCAATAAAGGATTATATGAATCAATAGGTGACCAAATCAAAACTGAATCTAAAGATGTTAAATTAAAAGACCTTCGTTCTACACTTACAGAAAAACAAAAAGAAAAAGATAAGATGATTGCATTCTTAAATGATAATGAAGATTGTCCTGCCTGTGAACAACATATTGATAAAGATTTTAAAGATAAAATGATAATTACAAAAGAAGATGAAAGACATGGTATTGTTGAAGGTCTAGCAAAGATGAAACTTGAATTAGATAAAACTGAATTAAGATTAGATGAGATAAAGAAAATTACAAATAATATACAAACTAACTCAATAGATATTGCAGGTTTAAATACATCTATGCTAGAATTAGAAAAATGGAATGTAAAACTAGATGGTGAGATTAAAGGATTAGAACAAAGTGTTATTAATAATTCAGATGAAGAAAAAATGAAAACACTACAAAAAGAATTTGATGATATTGAAAAACAAAGAAAGAATTTAAAAGAAGAAAAGGTTTATTCAGAAGCATCTAGAGCCATGTTGCAAGATACAGGTATCAAGACCAAAATTATTAAACAATATCTTCCCATAATGAATCAGCTGATTAATAAGTATTTAGCGTCAATGGAATTTTATGTAAACTTTACTTTAGATGAAAATTTTATAGAAACAATAAAATCAAGATTTCGTGATAACTTTAATTATGCTTCATTTAGTGAAGGTGAGAAGATGAGAATAGACTTGGCATTATTATTTACATGGAGAGCAATAGCTAAAATGAAAAATAGTACCAATACTAATCTATTAATATTAGATGAGATATTTGATAGTTCATTAGATAGTGCAGGAACAGATGAGTTTCTAAAAATATTAAATACATTAGAAGGTGAGAATGTATTTGTGATAAGTCATAAACAAGATGTATTAGTAGATAAATTTAAACATACACTTAAATTTGAGAAAAATAAAAACTTTAGTAGGATATCAGTAGTATGAGTGATATAAAAAATATAGAAGATGCTATAAAACTTAAAAAAATAAAACAGAAGTATATTCAGGAAAAAGAAAGTATTGAGTTTGAAATACTTATGTTAGAAAGAAAGTTAGAAGTAATAGACCAACAATTAAAAGAATGTAATACATTTACTGATTCTAATTGGCACGATAAAGCACCAATGAGTTCTGCAGATATTAAAAAGTTATATGAAGACTATATGAAAAACGAATATCATAAAAAAGAAGATGAGTGAAGTTTCAAAATTAGTAGAACCATCAAATCCAGCTTTACGCGTTCGTTTAGAAGGTGTAAGTGAAAAATGTGATAGAGAAAAAGTTAGACAAGATTTAATAGATTCTATGCAACATTATAATGGTATTGGATTATCTGCAAATCAGATTGGTATTATGGAAAGGGTTTTCATAATGTATGAAAATATAAATACTAGAAATATACTTACTTGTTTTAATCCTAAAATATTAGAATTATCAAAAGAACAAGTATTAATAGATGAGGGATGTTTATCATACCCAGGTATTTGGTTGAAGTTAAAAAGACCAATCGCAATAAAAGTTGAGTTTGAAGATGAGAAAGGTAAGAAGCATGATAAAGAAATGACAGGTTTACCATCTAGGATATTTCAACATGAACATGACCACATGGAAGGTACAGATTTTACTAGACTCGCGAGTCCATTGAAACTACAATTAGCAATCAAGAAACTCAAAAAGAAGTATAAAGAACTCATAAGACCTAAATGAGAATGATTATCATCTAGTCCTAGTCCGAATGAGAATGATTATCATTTAGAGTGTAAATCATTGATTTTGTTCACTTTTTATACAATTTGATACCAAATTATTTTATAAATCCTTTATAAATCAATAACTTACAGACTTGACAAAAGATGTCTGGCCTGTCATACTTGCTATATGATGAGAAATAAAATAATAACACTATTAAAAATCATGTTTTTTATAATAATTCCTGGTACTATAATATTAGTACCTTTATTAATAAAGTCAGAATATGAGAAGACATAAAAATCAAAAATCTATTAAATTAGAGACTATTAAAGATAAGTCAACTTTAGTCAAATTATTGGCTGAAGAAGATTTAACTGTTACATATCAAAAAGTTCCTACTGCTAGTTTTAATGTAAAAACTAGACAAGTTATTTTACCTATTTGGAAAGATAAATCAGAAGATGTTGCGGATATGATGTCACTTCATGAAGTGGGTCATGCTTTATATACACCTGAAGATATGATAATAAAGGGTGAGAAGAAAAAAGTTAGTCATTCTTTCTTAAATGTTTTAGAAGATGTTAGAATCGAAAAAATGATTCAAGACAAATATCTTGGTTCAGTAAAAATATTTAAGAAAGCATATACAGAATTATTAAAGAAAGATTTCTTTGGTATCAAAGGTAAAGATTTAACAAAACTTAATTTGATTGATAGAATTAACATGCATTATAAAAATGTACCGAATGTACCATTTGATAAAAATGAGTTACCATGGGTTAAAAAAGCCAATGAGACTAAAACATCAAATGATGTATTAAAGTTGGCAATTGCATTACAAAAATGGATGAAGCTACATCAGAAAAATGTAGAATCAGATGAAATGTTTACATTAGATATTAATGTATCACCAGATGGTGATAATATAATCAAACAAGATGGTGATGATTCATCAACTGATTCTGATAATCAAGAGAGTTCAGACAATTCTGATTCTGATTCTGATTCTGATTCTGGTAATGAATCTGTTGATTCTGGTAATGAATCTGATACATCTAAAAAAGGTAAAGATGAAGATGAAGATAAAAAAGAAGATTTAAAACAAGAAAAATTAGGAAAGGGTATATTTGGTGATGATGCAGAAATAGGTATCAAAGCAATAACTGATGATAATTATCAGAAAAGACAATATGCATCAGCTGATAAAAATGCTAATAGAGTTGAACATGTAAACATTCCTAAAATTAATTTGAAAGATGCGATTGTTGATTATAAAGATGTTAATAAAGATTTAAATGAACATTATCAAAATTCATGTAAAGGTAATAAAGAAAATATACAATATATGGAATGGGTTACCAAAGATATTAAGAAATTTAAGAAAGACCAAAGTAAAACAATATCATATATGGTTAAAGAATTTGAAATGAAGAAAGCTGCCGACCAATACAAAAGGGCGACAATATCAAAAACTGGTAGATTAAATATGGATAAGTTACATAGTTATTCTTACAATGAAGATATATTCTTAAAAGTAACAACCTTACCTGGAGCAACAAATCATGGATTAGTTATGTTTGTTGATTGGTCAGGTTCTATGGCAGATAATTTTCATAATACAATTAAACAGACATTGAATTTAGTATGGTTCTGTCAAAGAGTTAATATTCCATTTGAAGTTTATGGATTTACTAATGGATATTCTAAGAGAGAAGATACTTGTAAGAATATAAAAATACAAAAAAGAAAACAAAATGATTTAGTAGTAAATGAAGTTACTTTATTAAACATATTATCGAGTAGAGCAAGAACAGAAGAATTTAATAAAGGTATGATTAATCTATGGGCATTAAGTAATTATTGGAATGATAGAAGTAATTATTCTGGTTATGATGAGCACAAACCATATCCAATATATGTACCAAGTGATTATCAATTACATAGTACACCGTTAAATCATTCAATAATTGTTGCAATGGATTTAGTACCTAAGTTTAAAAAAGACAATGGATTACAAAAAGTTCATACAGTATTCTTAACTGATGGTTATAGTAATACTCTTAGTCACAAATATAATTGGAATGATAAAGAAGGTGAGTTACAATCTAAAGATATTGACCATCAGGATTCAGATATTATATTGTCTGACCCTATTACTAATAAGAAGTGGACATCAACCCTTAAAAAAGGTGAAGATAGATATTATGATAGGCATGATATTGACTTTAGATATGATAGTCAGACTTTTATTCTATTATCTTTCTTAAAGGCAAGAGTTAAAGATATGAATGTAGTAAATTTCTTTATTGCTGGTAGAAATAGAAAAGGTACACTTGCAAGATATGATATTGAAAGTATATTTGGTCTTAATAGTTGGGATGATGGTGATGAGGTTAAGAGACTTCAAAAAGAAATGAAAAAGAAAAATGTTTTAGTTTGTACTACTCAAGGTTGGGATGAAATGTATATCTTACCTGGTGGACAAAAATTAGATACAAATCAAGATACGAATTTAGAAGAAATATTACCAGGAGCGACTAAAGGTCAATTAAAGAAAGCATTTGGTCAAATGACTTCTGGTAGAAAAAACAATAGACCTGTTTTAAACAAGTTTATAGGAATGATTGCTTAATGAGAATCATTCTCAATAAGAATTTATGGCAAGATTGTGGGTTGACAAAACCTGTTCGAACCTGTCATAATGGTAGTATGATGAGAAATAGAGAAAATGAGAATCATTTAGACATATTTCAAATCAAAAGTGAAACAATATATATATTATGAGGTATAACATGAAAAATATAAATGACTTAACTCCTGCTAAAAAAGAGTTTGTTATTCTAGCTTCTAAGAAGTTTGGTGATGGTGCCACTCTTACTAGAAATCAGATTAATGAGTTTGCAAAAGAAGTAGGGATTTCTTCACCATCGTGGTTGAAGAAAGATGAGTTCAGAGTAGGTCACGGTCAATATCAATTACCGACAGATTCTACTTCGAATGATATACCAATGACACCAACAACACTG